TATCGCTCTAGCCTTCCGTTCCTAGTGCGCGTATCATTATCTTTTCGCTCCGATAATTTCCTGTTTGCTCTTAAAGATTGAAGATGATCCGCCACAAGCTGAACCGTTCTAATCGGTCCCATTTCCAAAAATACCCATAGTGCGGTGTAAGCCGTGCTAGTTTCCCCTTCTAATTTTTCAATTGGGCAAGTTGGCAGCGAAAAATCCATAATTTAATCATAATAGTTGTACCTAAATTGTAGTATAGAGATATTTAATATGCTGAGTTTTTCGTGAGTAGGTATATAGAACAACTAGGATTATCCACAATTCACGAATCAATTGATTGGAGTGTGGGGCTTGAGTTACAAGAGGTTCAAGAATCTTTTCCGATGTTTGAACCACACCCAGGGGCACAAGCCGCGATGGTAGAACTCTTAAAAAATCCTAACGGGAAATTGTCTCTGTGGTACAAGGGGGGGATTAATGCGGGTAAGAGCTTTTTAGGGGCTTGGTCGGTAGTTTATCGCTCTGAGATTGACCCCCAAGGCAGGGGATTGATAACCGCCAATAGTTACGGACAACTGGAAACCTCTACCCTAGTGGCACTGGCTGATTATTGCGAAATGTTCGGTATCCCACTAGAACCAAATCGTGGAAGTTCCGAAGCAACAGCCAAGGCGATCGCCGCCAATCGTCATTGTTATATCGGCAAAAAGCAAACCTTCCACTACGTCCTTTCTGCGGATTCTTTCACAGGAAAAACCAAAAACTCCAAAGAGGTAGGTAGAGGATTACAGGTAAGATGGGTATGGGCTGATGAGTATGCTTACTCTGTTAAGGGCGCTTTTGATACGATTATGGGACGGATTGGAAGGGGTAAGGGGGAAAGTAGTGGGATGCTCCTCATAACCAGTTCGATTAATAAGAATCAGCCTTACAATTACTGCTATAAAATCTTTGACGACCCAAAAAGAACAGATGACCAAAAAGCTAAATTTTTATCAATAGCAGGGACTAGCCTAGAAAATCTACACGCCGATTCTGATTATATCGACAGGATGAAAGCCACCTTAACTCCTGAGCTATTCAAGCTTGAAATCTTGTCGGAATATAGCATGATCACAGAAGGGCTAATCTTTAAATATTTTGACAGGAAAACCCATCTAATCCCTGAATCAATAGCCACCTATGACAAAAGATTTCCTATTCATATTAGTTTTGACTTTAACCACTCCCCCGCCACTGCCATAGTTGCTCAATTAATAGCAGGGGAAATCATAATAATCAGAGAGTTCTTTTTACTTAACTCAGACACCTTTGAGCTTGCCAAAGAAACAGGAAAATATTTAAAGCCACTCAAGCCTAGCAAAATTTATATTCATGGCGACGCTTCGGGAAACCAAAAAACAGCTAACAGTAAAAATACTAACTGGGGAATAATTAAAGAAGAATTTAGCCTTTTAAAATTTACTTGGGAAACTTGCTACAAGCTCTCGAATCCATCCGTGCAAGACTCTATTAACGCTCTTAACGCTACTTTCTACCACAACAGGCTATTCCTATCGGACACTTGTGATGAGTTGATAGCTGATTTAGAATCTCTTAAGTGGATAGAAGGAAAAGCAGAAATCGACAAAAAAACCGACTTAATGCGTTCGCACTTAGCCGATACTTTAAGGTATTTGAATTGGGACATCTATCCTTTGGCACAAGGGAAAGCAAGCCAAGAATCTCAAACTATTTGGTAGGCTTTGCCTGTATATAATCCTTGAGAACATCAGATGATTTTTTTGTTGCTGATTGGATGTCTAGCTCGGTAATTTCTGCTAGTTTCTCATAGGTTTTTTTTGGTAGCACCTTCCCGTCAGTATTATATTTTACTGGTTCTTCCATGACTATGCCTCCCCATCTAGATCACAAAAACCGCGCCCATCTCTAAAACACCTTTCGATTTTAGCCATTTTCTTTTCTGAATCCTCTTGTGTAGGATGATTTGCTCTATAGATTAAAACGTCAAATCTTCCATTCAATGCCCCAAGAATATCATGACAATTACCACTCAAGATTGTAATCCGTTCAAAGCTATTTGTATTAACCAATTCGCTCGTTTCCCCATGAACTTTAGTTTTAATCCACATGATTAAATCTCCTTAAAAACAACATTAAAGCCTTGGCTTAAATTCTGATTAGAGCCACGAAAAGAACCCGTAGGCTGTTCTATCCACATTATCCCCTGACGGGTTGTATATTGACTGCCAATAGCCGCACGATGATAATCATAAAGCGTGATTGGGGTAACAGTATCCCCTGAATAAGAACGCCTAATTAGTTCTTTTAATATTTGTTCGGCTGATTCTTTGCTCTCTCTAATTGTGGCTTGGATTTGATAGGTGTCACCATCGGGGTTGACAAAGGTAGAACTGTAGCCAGAAACCACTTCCACAGTAGGCAGATCAGCTTTGTAATCACTAGGAGGTATCCACAAAACTAGATAATCTCCTGCCAATCCCAACTTAGAAGCATCGAATAACCAAGTATTTTCAGGAATACCTGAGTAGGTGTTTTTAATTCCCGTTGGCAGTGGGAAAACGAGAGGATTTAGTCGGCTCATGGCTTGGCTTCCCTATCAAGAAATAGCTCACACAAAGGCATCTCAGGGTGGCGATTAACCCTAACATACTCCTGATGTTCAATCTTAGGTCGTGTGCCACTGCAAAAATGCCTAAGACACCGATATTGAGACGGGCATTTATTATCTTGGCACATTACAATACTAGCCATGTTTTTTCTTTTCTCATAATGTACTATAGTATAGAACATTATTAAGAGCCATGGTAAGCCGATGGATATGTACACCATTTACAAGGACGAAAAAGAGCAGGAAGTTTACCCCGTAGACGTTGAAGCTTGGTTGAGAGATGGTTGGAGTCTAGAGCCAGACGAGCAAGTATTAGCCGATAAAGCCGAGTCTGGGGAAAAGATTGATTTAAACAATGTAACACTACAAACTTTAAGAAACTTAGGGCTATCTGTAGCAGATAGCCAAAAAATAATTAAATCAGAAAAATTTGAATCGGTAGAGGATGCGATCAGCCTAGTCCCTGCCTTGTCAAAATACAAAGCTTCTCTTTTTGTAAATTCACTGGGATAAATTGCAACATGGAAAAACCTAAGCTCTTATGGCTCGGAGATAGCCCAATAAAATCCCTTGAAGATACAAGCCCCCCATCGGGGTTCGGGAGGGTGGGATTTGAACTCATAACCAGATTAGAGCAAATTTACGATATTACGGTATATGCCCTAAATTTTGACTGCGACAAAATAGTAGCGATGGATTCTTGTCGCATTATTAGCTGTTTTGACCCTGAAAATAATGATCCTTATGGCTATAAAGCTCTAGAAAAAAGAATCAATCTTGATGAATTTGATAAGGTAGTAATTCTTAATGATCTTTGGATTATCAACTACTACCTCCATTTTTGTCCGAAACTACTAGAGCAAAAACTCTACTTCTATTTTCCTGTAGATAGTGAAGGATACAGCGCACCTTTAATTTGCAATCTTTCTAAGGCTTACAAGATAGCTACTTACACCAATTTTGGAGTAAATGTTATCAAAAAGGCTGGATGGGACGAAGAAATAGAAATTATTCCCCATGGGAATAGTCCTTGCTTTTATCCCCTAAACAAGGAAGAAGCGAGGAAAGCTCTTTTTAAAGATTATGTTTCTGAAAATAATTTTATTGTGTTTTCTGCTAACAGGAATACAGAAAGAAAACGTCTTGACATTTTAGTTAAGGCTTTTGTTAAGTTTGCCATTTGGGTAAAAGAATCTGGACTAGAAAAGATTCCTTACCTATACCTTCATTGCGGTTTTAAAGATGTTGGGTTTTGGGTACAGGAATTATTCTCTAGAGAGTGTGAAAAATGGAACGTAAAACTAGAAGGACAATTACTACTTCCCGCAACCGAAACCGATGAAAATGGGAATCCTACAATTTCCTACTTGCATCCACAAATCCCAAATGAATTGTTAAACCTTTTTTACAATGCCGTAGATGTTAATGTTAACGTTTCAACGGGAGAAGGATGGGGCTTGACTTCTACCGAAAGCGCGATGGTAGGCTGTCCTCAAATCTATACAAATTTTGCCGCTTTAGGTGAATTGTTTGACAGTAAGAGCGGTTATCCCGTTGAGCCAAGAATGATGTTAACCGATCCTATTTTGAGCCTAGAGCGGGCTTATGTTTGTCCCGATGATGTTGCTTATGCTTTACGTGAAGTGTGCAACGATCCTGAGATTGCCGAAATAAAAGCAATTAGAGCAAAGGATAGATTGAGTCAGTTTACTTGGGAGTTTGTCGCCAATAAATTTATCAAATGGCTAGAGGATTAAATGGGTAAAATCTATGATGGCTTTATGTTTTTCAATGAGCTAGAATTATTAGAAATCAGACTAAACGAATTGGATCAAGTAATTGATAAATTTATTTTAGTCGAGTCCCCTGTCACACACTCAGGCAATCCCAAGCCACTTTATTATCAAGAAAATGCCCATCTATTCAAAAACTTTCACGACCGCATTATTCACGTTGTTTACAAGCCTCCTGATACTCAAAACCCATGGGACAGGGAAAGAGGGCAAAGAGACGCTATTAGGCTAGGAGTGCCAGAATTAGAGAATGGGGATTTTGTGATTGTTTCAGATGCCGATGAAATTCCCTCGGCTGAATCAGTTGAAGCCTACACCTCTGATATGAAAGTTGCTGCTTTTAATCAGAATCTTTTTTATTTCTGGCTAAATACCTTTTCCTGTGGATGGGCAGGACCGAAAGCTATTCCCTACCACGAATACATTAAAGGGGAGTCATTAAGCAATCTACGGGGTAGGATTGATAGTTTTGTCCCCTGTGAGCGCTACGGATGGCACTTTAGCTATCTTGGGGGAACAGACAGGGTATTGCAGAAACTAGAAAGCTATGCTCATGTAGAGATGAACTCCCATGAGAATCGGAAAAACACTAATGGCTGGGTAGATAATGCCATACTGTGGAATGGACAACAATTAAAAATATGTCCGATTGATGACACATTTCCTGATTATTTAGTACAGAATAAAGAGAAATTTAACCACCTAATTAAAACCCATGGAAACCAAAGAATTTTTGTGTGATTTGCCGATTGAATTTAACAACTGGGAAACCGAGGCGATAACGCCTAAAGATTCTCGATTTGCGGATCTACTTAAAAGAGTAAATGGAATGACAACTCAAAATGTTTTAGCTCTTCTTAATCTAGCTGTAAGGTATCTAGAAAAAGATGAAATTTATCTAGAAGTAGGAACTTATCAGGGAGCTATGATCTGCGGTGCAATGTTAGACGCTCCCAATCTTCCCTTAAATCCCAAAGGGATAGCAATTGACAACTTTTCTGAATTTGATCATGGCAACAATCAAGAGCTATTTATCAAAAATGCTAACCGAGAAGGATTAGAGAGAAATATCTACTTAATCAATCACGATTTTCGTCATTACTTTAGCTCCAATATGTTTAAGTATCCTGCCAAAATAGGGATATATGTGTACGACGGGGCCCATGACTACAACAGTCAATATGAAGGGCTAAATCTGGCTATTCCTTACCTTGCGGACGATGCGTTAATCATTGTGGATGACACTAACGAAAAAGATTGCAAACTAGCAAACGAACGCTTTTTAGCAGATTATCCTGAATGTGAAAAAGTTTTAGATTTTCCCACCATTGGCAATGGACATCATACTTGGTGGAATGGGATTCAAGTATTCAGATGGAGAAAATTATGTGAAAAAATCTACGGAACACCCAAAAATAAGAAAGGAAAACGAAGTTCAATTGAGTATGTTTAGGTATATTTACCGATGACAATATGAGGAAATTTCTATACAGTAAAAGTATTAAATGCAAAGGACAAACCTAATGGGCAACAAACCAGTAATTGGCATTCCGTACATCAATCGTCCTGATTTGCTTCAAAGGCTATGTAATTCGCTTTCTATCCAAAAAGAAACATGGGGCTTTGATTATAGATTTACTTGGAATACTCATCTTGATCTTAGTCCTAGAGGAGATATCCAATTCGAGGATTTAATAGAAAAGCATCTAATTTATTCATGTGGACACAACCTAGGAGTAGGAGCTAGTTGGAACGCAATTATTAAATCTACTCCACTGGCTCCCTACTGGCTAATTTTAAATTCTGATATCGAACTAGGACTAAACGACCTAGCTAAAATAAAAGCTTTTGTAGAGCCGCGATTAGATACCCATGGATTGCTTTTTGGGTGGGGCATGAGTGCTTTTGTGATTACCCCCTTGGCACTAGAAACTGTCGGCTTTTTTGATGAGAACATTTATCCTGCCTACCTAGAAGATTGCGACTATCACTATCGGGCTAAATTAGCAGGCATTCAATGCGAAGATATCCCAGGCTTAGAACTAATTCACGGCGAATTGGTAAATGGAAAAATTCAAGGCTCTAGAGCGATAGGCTCCGATCCTAAAATCCTACGGGAAAACGGACGCACCCATCAAGGAAATTTTCATTATTATCGGCAAAAATGGGGGGGGATTAATGGGGAGGAAATTTATACTCATCCCTTCAACGATCCCCATAACAAGCTAGATTATTGGACTTTTGACTTTGCCCGATACAAAAGACAGCAATGGAATCTCTCCTAGAAAAGTTCCGTATATTTACTGATGACAATATAGGGGAACTCTCATATAGTGAAGGTATCAAACACAGAGGACACAAACCAATAGCAAGCCGATTTTCGCAGTTAATTAAGGATTTAGAGGCTAACGACCGTGAAGCCCAAGAGGTAGAGGCTAAAATCGAAGCCCTACGAGAGCGGGTTATCGAGGTCAATCGGAAGGCTAACGAACTAATTGATGCTGTGGCATGGCTAGAGATTCAAGAATAGAGACAAGCCCCGCAAGGGGCAATTAAACCAACCAAACATAAAGGACAAAACAATGTATTACTTTGAAATTCCATCATTTAAGATGAGAGCGTATGAGGCATGTCTGATAAAATGCCACACAAACAATCAACAATGGTGTTACACAAAAAAAAATAGCTACGAAGAGGACGCACTTGCTCCTAATGTTTCTATTTACCAAGTAAAAGAATTGGATGAATTAACTCTCCTCGCTCACTCAGAATCGGTAGAGCGTAATGGGCTAATCCTTCTATTTGTCCAAAAAGGCACAATGGAGCTAATTAATCCCGTTGAAATCAAGCGGCAGATTCTTTAGTTGACATCCTTTCTGCACACAAAGAGCTTTTAGCCACCGCCAGAGAGTTCGCTAAAGAAAAAGAAACGCTTAAATCCAACAGCCTCCACAGTCCCGAAAGGGGCTTTTTTATTGCCTATCGTACTCAACCAAAGGATTAATGATAAAATAAAGAGGTGCCCATCGCGGTTTTTTGAGCAAAGTACGACTCAATCCACCCATGGGCTGTAATTCCGCAAACCCTAAACAAACAGAACCACCATGACTAATCTAACAAATTTTAATCCAGAAGACTACTACAAGCTTATCGACCGATGGATGGAATCGGAACGCCAAGGTAATCGGTTTCCTGTGGATTTCGATATTGCGTGGAAGATAGCAGGTTACAGCAAAAAAGCTAATGCCAAACAAGGCGGATTAAGAGGACTAAAAAAAGACAAGCATTATTGCTGCGAGATCAGCAAAAATGGACTGCGTGGGCGTTCCAGCGAATTAATAATGCTATCGGTCGATGCTCTTAAGCATTTATGCTTAATGTCTAACACTGAACAGGGGGAAATAATCCGAGACTATTTTATCGAATCTGAGAAAAAATGGCGATTAACCCAAGAGCATCACCCCGAAGTTGCCATGGACGTTGAGGGATTACGACTCGACCAGTTAATCCAACTAGAACAACTTCGCTACGACAACACCCGCCTAACGATGGATCTGGCTACCATGCACGGCAAAGAGTTCGCACTGGCCGCCATAGGACGCGGCGATCAAATTGTGGAAGTCGAGCGTCCCATTATTGAGGTGCTAGACAAATCGTGCGGCGATAAACGTCGAGGCATGACCGCAGTACAAATGAACGACTATTTAAAGAAAAAGACAGGGAATGGATTTAAGAGCGGTGCGGCCTTAGTCAAGGCCTTAGAAAAAGTTGCTCCTGAATTAATCGATCTGATCCAGCGCCCTATCAATCAGGAATTTATTCACGAGGACAACATTGAAGCTGCTTTGAAAATTTTGTCGCGGGGGGAACAAAAACAGCTTAGAATAGGAGAAATTTAATTAGGATTCAAAATGGAAACTATTACAATTAATGCCGTGATCAAACAAGGTTCAATTGTTGAACTCCCGATAGGGGATAAGTTTTATAGGATTAATATCTCGTCAGTCACTGACGATCAGCGAGCAGAAAATGACCGCGCTCACCAATTCCCCCAATACTTTACTCCAGTCAATGCTTAAGGTATAATAAAAAAAGTTTAGGGGAAACCCCCCGGATCATAGCTTTTATCAGTCCATCCCTTTGGGGTGGTTTTTTGTTGTCCTATTTTAGATTCGTGAAATACAGCCAAAAACTACAAAATCTTATTTTAGTAAAAAGCATAAAACTAAAATAAGATTTTGTTGGCACTAAAAAAGCCCCCTAGTGGGAGCCGATAATTTTTAGTGGGATTAATCGCAATCGTTGACTTCCTCTCGAAGCGTGTAAAAAGTCCCGTCTACTGCGACTAAGCTGTATCGCCAAAACGCATTACACATCCATTGGCGCTGTATCTGCATCCCGTCCCGATTGTTTTCAGGGATTGGCTCTCGAACCCATCGCATTTCATCCCCTAGCCCGCGTCGCCACGAACTATAGATCCATTCGCCGCTAGAGAACTTCTTATCGACTTCACCCCACGGACAAACAAGCTTTAAGTAGGACTCCCATCCCCATTCAATCTCAGGGCGATAAAAGCTATCTGGCATTTTGTAACCAGTATTCCCATTGCAGTAGGGGTGAGTCATCGGGAAAGCTTCTATTTTCCCATCAGATACAAGAGACTCAATAGCCTCCTGAATAACATCATTGCGAATAACGTCCCCGTCTTCAGACGTGATTTTAAGCAGCCGCCCGATGTGCTGGTTTTTGACTTTTACTAATTCTAAAATCCTGTCCTTTAAATCGGTCATCTAATTTATCCTCTAAGTTTGTTAGTTGATGTCTTCAGAATATCCTTACCCATCCCATATTGTCATCAGTAAATATACGGGACTTTTTGCCACGATAAGAGTGTCTCGAATGTGGGACACTGTACTAATATCATCGAGGAAAACAGTACAGTTAGCTAAAAATAAAAGTGCCCCGTATGTGGGAATAGGTGTCCGCATCTAGGATTGACTGTCTCGAATATGAGACACTCGCAGGGTTGAAACCCGCATGAGGACTAAGTTTCAGA